GTGCCGATGGTGGCACTGGTTGAGGTATTGGATGTTTCACTCATCGTTGTTGGTAGTTGGTTTGATCCACGCAGTGAGATAGGCTTGCTCCTTGCGTTTGGGGTGGTGATAATGATTCTCCGGCAAGTTATTCGAGGGAGGTTCATTGGCGAGCACTTGCCGATCGGCAGCTCGCATCAGTTTGAGTAAACCGCTCTCCATTGAGGTTTGAAATTTCGTTTTCATCAATTCAGCACCGGCTCCTCGGTCGCCTGCTGGTCACGCTCCGGCGTCACCCATCCACGGCGGCCAATGTCGGCATTGTTGCGCTGTTCAATGTCGAACTGATACTTCTGCACACGCGCATCAACGATGCTCTTGAACGTTGGGTCTTGCATGTATTGCGCCTGCAACCGTTGGTTCTCCTGCATCTCCTGCTGGATGGCCGCGAGACGGGATTGCGAATTGCCGCCTTCCTTCGGCGGCAGAATGACGCCCATCGCGGCAACCGCGAGCTGCATCTTCTCGTCATTCGCTTCATTCTGTGCCACCTGCGTGGGATCGCCCACGGCCATGTCGGCAAGGCTGGGGTCGATGCTGTTGATCAGCCACCGCGTCAGCACGGCGTCGTTCATCACGCCGCTGCGGTCGTTGGCATAGGCTTCCTTGATGACGCTCCAACGCGCTTGCACGTAATCCATGTCCAGCATCCGCACGTCAAACTGCAACTGCACATCGAACTGGCCCTCGATCTCCTCGCGCGTCACCTTGAACGGCAGCGGTCCATTGCCCACCACACGCTCAACAAACAGCGGGTCCATGTATTGCTGATCCAGCGCGAGCACGCGCAACAGCACCTCGCGCATCTGAATGAGGAACCCGGTGACGATGTATTGCTGATGACTCATCGTGCGTTCCTTCGGCACCGCCGCATCGGTCAGTCCCAGCAACCGCGCATTGGCCGCGCGGATCATGCCCTCGGTCTCTGCGCCGAACGCATCCATGCTCGGGGCTTGCATGTAGGTCGCGATGGCGTCGCCGCGTTCCGTCACGATCAATGCTCCCGGACGAATGCCAAGGCGCGGTCCCTTGCCCTGTGCATTGCGCGCGGTTGCGGTCACGGGCGGATTGACCGCCAGGTCATTGCGGTCAATCGCCTGATCGGTCCACTTCTTCAGCATGTGCTGATAACCCGCTGCCACTTCCGGCACGCCGCGCGATTCCCACAACGGCCTCGATCCAAACTCACGGCGGATGCTGACGAACTGCCCGCCATCCAGCCATTGATCCACCACGCGATGCAAGCCAATCAGCATGTCCTTTGGCCTTTTACCGGCCTTGCTCTTCTTCATGCCGACACTCGGATGGCACACCAGCTCATGCACGCACTCGATGCCATCCTCATCCACGGACTTCACAAACACGCGCACGATTTCATACGTGTGGCGCAGTTCTTCCACGCGGCGCTTGGCCTTGGTGGTCGCGGTGTCAAACAACGGACGCGGCAGCGTATGCGACCCGTTGATTGTTGGCATTGATCCAGGCTCCACGGCAGGCAGCGGTCCCATCGTGATCATTGCGTCAATGAAATCAGGGTCCCAGCCCTCGGTCACTTCCATCTTGCGCAGTTCCACTTCACTGAGCTTGTCCACCACGGCCACCCACGGCGCGGTCTGCACGCGCGGCGTCCACCACGGATAGAAAATGTCAACGCCAGGGCATCGCCCAATCACCTTGGGTCTGCCCGGCTTCTTCACCGGCAAACGAAACTCGGCAACGGTGCCCGACTTCAACTGCTGCACAACATCCCGCGCCCGCTTGGCACTGAGCACCGGAAAGCGGCGCTGCACGATGCTTACCGCCGCCTCCGTGTCTTCATCGGTCAAGGCTTCCAGCACCACCTGCTGCATGGTTTCGGTGAGCACGGGCGCGATGTCGCCCGCACTGCCCATGCCCATGCTTTCATTTTGCTTGGCCTGTTCCAATGCCATCCAAGCCGCCAGTTCATCCGGCGTGATCTTCTGCAAACCCGTGCCCCAGTCATTCACCCATCGCGTTTCCGCAACGGCATGGCCGTAATCCTCCTTCCACGCGACGATGAAGTTGATCTCATCCCACAGCTCCGCGTTCATGCGCTGGCGAATCTCATACTTAAGCAGCGTGTTGACCTTGCCCGATGCCGAAGCATCGCTCGCTTCCTGCTGCACCGCAGCGGGATTCGCACTGAAGAACGCCAGCACTTGCATCTGTGCCAGTTCATTGGTCGATTCATTCACCAGCCGCACGCGCACATCCGAGCAGCCGTCATACGGTGCCACCGGCTTGCCCACCACCTTGTCCCATTTCCGGTAATCCTCGGATTGTCCCGACCACAAGCACAGCGCATCCCGCTCGCTCTGCTGCGCCTGTCCCACCCATGCCGACAGATCGGCAAGCGTCAGTTGCAATTCGCTCAATGCCTTCTTGGCCGATGGACGCGCGGCGCTGTCCACCAAATGGAGTTCATCGGAAACGGTAGGGGTGCTCATGGTGATTCTTCGTCATTGAGCCCCAAGACATCGAACACCACCGCCCGATGATACACCGCATAAGTCCTTCCCGGCAAGACAATTCTCGCCGAGCACTCATGCCCGAAGAACAACGTCTCCGCCGAACGCTCGCCCAGCTTGTTCCGTTTGCACAACTTGATGACCTCCTGCCGGGTCATGAATTTCGCAGGCTTGCGCCGAGGCATCGGGATGGGCGTGATCATGGGGATGGTGCTGGGTTTCATTCGGTTGCTGGTTTCAAATTCATCTCCTGCCGTTGTCGATGATCCACTCGGCGTTCGGGTCTTCATGATACGGCTCGGCATTCATCAGATACCGCAGGGCATCAATGAAGTCCTTCCAGGCGCTGCTGCTGGCTCCGGGGGTGCTGTAACCCGGATAGTTTTGCAAGGCGGCGATGAGGTTGGTGCAGTGCGCGGCGATGCGGATTTTCGGGCCGCGGCCTTTGTTCGGGTCAATCTCGCGCCAGCCGGTGCGCGGGTCAAGTTCGGCGAGTTCGCGATTCCAATTGAAGGTGGAGTTCAGGGTTTGCTCGCCTTCGAGCACGCGCCCGCCGCTCTTCTGTCCGCCTGCGTCGTTGCCTGCCTGTGTGAAGAAAAGATCATTATCCTCCATCCATTGCAGGATGGTCTTGGATTCAGTCTGTCCATCGACAGCGGTGTTGCTGGCGCGGCTGTCGATGATGCGCATGAAGACTTTCAACATGGACTTCTGGTCTTCGTCCTGCATCTGCGTGACGCCCTGCATCTTGGCAAGCCAGGCTTCGACGCGGCGAATCTCCGAGGCGCGGAACTCGTAGCCGACGCCCCATTGCTTCTGTGCCTGTCCCTTCAATCCAAGGCCGTTCTTGCCGCCGACGGATGCCCACACGCATTCCTCGCCGGTGTAGGTGGCAAGGCCGGGCACATGGATCACGTCGTTGGTTTGCGGGTATTCATGCGCGATGAAGATGTCCCCGGCTGACATGCTCTTCCATGCCTCGCGCAACACGAAGCCCCACAAGATGACCCAGTTGCGCCCACCGCTGGCGTTTGGGTCGCAGCTCATCCACCAGGTGCCCATGTCATACGGTGGCAGCCAGTCCAGCGGGCGCACATGGATGGACTCGTTGAAGTTCGGAAACGGGCTGTCGGCGGTGCCCTCGGCAACGCCGTAGCATTTCCATAGCTTCTTGGCGCGGGTGCTGTTCTTCTCGGTGCGCTTCATGCCTTCCCAGTTGCCACCGAGCGGGTTCTGCCATGCGTAAATCCACATGGTGCGCCGCGTGGGTTTGGCCCCATGCACCAAACTCGGCAATCGCTCGCCACCGATGACATTACCCTCTTCATCGTAGCGCGGCAGCATCTCGGGGTCGGCCTCGATCTCGCGCAAGGTCTTGGGTTTGAGCGTGATGCCGCCGCTTTCGATGTCGCCGAGGAAGTAACGAATGGTGTCCGTCATGCCATCCCGGAACGTGTAGGTGACGAAATGCACGGCGACGAGCAGCTTGCCAATCAAGTGCTTGGGGAACCACATCTGCGGGTCGGCGGCTTTCTTCGCCTGCAAGTCCTTCCAGGTCGTGGTCATCTGGTGCGTCCATTCGGCAGCGGTCAACAGACGGTTCTCGCACGCTTCCAGCACGTTCACCGGCACGGCTTCATCCGACCAGATGCTCGTGGGCCTCGGTCCTTCCAGCTTGCCGATGTCCTGCGCCCAGGTCTTGAACCGGCACACGGCACCGGATGCCAGCGCGAACTCGTTGTTGGTGAACCCGCCAGCCTTGTCATAAGCCATCTTTTGGTTCGCCAGCTTCTTCAACCGGCCCGTCTCGGTCTTGTAATCGTTCGGCTGCCAGAACCGAATGGCTGACTCCACGACTTCGGCGCTCTTGTCGTCGTCATAGCTAAAGGTCCAGAACGTGCGCTGATGCTCGGGCATCTCCACGCTGCATTGTTCCTGCGCGAGTGTGAAGAACCGCGCCACCATCTGCGACTTGCCCGCGCCATTGGAACCGGCCACCAGAAACTCCACGGGAATGCCGACATTTGCCAAGCGCAGGTCCAGTAGTTCCCACAGCACGTCGTCCCACGAACGGAAGAACCAGCCGTGATTGAATGGGTCTTCCGCTGCGGTTTGAATCTCCAG